TATCCGCGTACGGTTTGCTACGACAAGTACACGACCGCCTCAATCGCCAAACGCCTCGAGGTAAACGGCATACAGATCACCGATATCTCAGGGCAAAAGAGCTACCAAGCGGCAGGGGACTTACACCAAGCGCTATCAAATAAAAAGCTCGTGCACTCAGGGCAAGCCGAACTCGTGGCGCATATGCAAAATTGCGCGGCTAAGGAGTCGGATGCGAGCTGGCGTTTAGTACGTCGTAAATCCGCCGGGCCAATCGATATAGCTATCGGGCTTAGTATGGTCGTACACGTACTTAATCAGCCAATGGGCGAGGCCAAAATCTACACTTAGACACGCCACGCCTAAACTGATTTTATGCTTGACTTTTTGAGAAAATGCCCTCTATGGGAATACTCCAAACGCTCGGCATTAAATCTACCCCTAAGGTAGAGGCTCAGTATGCACCTGCCGTAATGGATACTACATACGGCTACGGATCTTTTAATACTAATAGCGCATATGGATATAACGGCGTAGGTATCGATCGTAATTTTGCTTTACAGGTCGCGAGCGTTAGCCGCTGCAGGAACTTAATAGCCGGGACGATCGCTAGTATCGATTTAGCTTTATACAAAAAATCAACAGGCGAAAAATTAGGATCTCCGGTTTGGTTAGAGCAACCTGATATTAGACAGCCTCGCAGCTTAACAATTAGCGCAACCGTCGATAGTTTAATTTTCTACTCCGTCGCTTACTGGCGCGTTACAAGTTTGTACGCCGATGATGGACGGCCTAGCGGCTTTGAGTGGGTAGCTAATAATCGCGTTACATACACTACAAACCAATACGGTACTGAGGTTAAAGATTATTTTGTAGACGGTAATTTAGTACCGATGGCAGGTATCGGCTCTCTGGTAACTTTCCAGTCACTTATTCCTGGTGTATTACAAACCGCTAGTACCACTATCCGCGCAGCTTATGACATCCAAAAAGCAAGTGCGGTGAGTGCAGCTACACCAATGCCTACAGGTATCTTAAAAAATAACGGTGCAGATTTACCGGAGTCTCAAGTACAAGGATTACTCGCAGCTTTCAAGAGCGCTCGCCAAAATCGCAGCACCGCATATTTAACTAGCACTCTCGAGTATGTACCTACATCTTTCTCACCTAAAGATATGGGCTATACAGAAATGAGCCAGTACCTTAGTACCGAAATAGCAAGAAGTATGAACGTACCGGCGTATCTAATCTCTAGCGATATGAATAACTCAATGACGTACCAAAATATTATCGACGGTCGTAAAGAGTTTGTAGCTTATTCATTACAGCCATACATAAGTGCTATTGAGGATCGTTTATCTATGAACGATATAACTAATAGCTCTAATCAGGTGCGTTTTGCTGTAGACGATACGTTTTTACGTAGCGATGCTAAGGATCGTTTAGAGATTATCGAAAAGATGCTAAATCTAGATTTAATTAATACAGATCAAGCTCGACAGATGGAACAACTAACACCGCTAGGAGATGCAAGTGCTACTAACGTTTAGCCAAGAGATACAAGCAGCCGACACAGAGCGCCGGGTAATCTCCGGACTCGTTGCACCATATGGCGAGGTCGGCTTTACAAGCGCTGGCCCTGTTATGTTCGAGCGCGGTGCTATCGCTATCCCGGATGCCTCAAAAATAAAATTACTATCACAGCATCAACAGGATAAGCCGGTCGGTCGCGCTATTAATTTTAGCGAGGACACAGCGGGCGTTTATGGATCTTTCCGTTTATCGAGTAGCACTCGAGGACAAGATGCGCTCGTACTCGCTCAGGAAAATCTCGTGTCCGGCTTATCCGTAGGGGTCGATGTAACGGCCTCTAAGCCGATGGGAGATTACCTGTTAGTTACGGCGGCTGTCCTCAAGGAAGTTAGCCTCGTCGAGAGTGCAGCTTTCTCAAGCGCCTCCGTTACTGATATTGCCGCAGCGCGAGCAGCGCTCGAAGCCGCGACAAGTACAAAAGAAAAAACTACAACTATCTCTACGACGATCGTAGAGGTCGAAACAGAAACAGAAACCGAAAGCGAGGAAGCTGTGACTACAGCCCCAGAAAATACACCGGACGATACTCCGGTAGATACACCGGTCGAGGCTGAAAAGGTCGAGGCCGCTCGTAAGATTATCCGTCCGTCAGTACTAGACTCACAGCGAGTACGTACTCCTATTGTGTCTATGGCAACATACACAGAGCACAAAATCAAAGCTGCACTAGGTAGCGATGAGTCAAAGCTCTACGTAACAGCTGCCGATGACTCTTTCTCTACAAACCCAGCTTTTAACCCTACTCAGTACCTAACAGAGTTTGTAACTAATACACGATTTGGCACACCTGCCATTGATGCGTGCTCGCAGGGAGTTTTGCCTAACAGCGGTATGACAATTTCCGTGCCATCACTCGTTACCTCAGCCGGTGGCGGTTCAGGTGTTGCACCTGCCGTAACAGTAGAGGCAGAGGCCGGAGCTGTTGCTAATACAGGTATGGTTACTGAATACCTAACAGGTACAGTATCTAAGTACTCAGGTATGAACACGATCTCAGTAGAACTCCTAGAGCGCTCAGATCCTAATTTCTACGCTGAACTAACTCAGCAACTACAGAACGCATACCTAACTACTATTGATACAACAGTAGTAGCAGCTTTGTTATCAGCTAGTACAGCTGCAACAGCTACTACAGCCGATAGCGATGGAGTTATTGCTTACACTTCACAAGCAGCAGCAACCATCTACAAAAACACAGGCTATTTTGCTCAGAACTACATCGGTAACGCTGCACAATGGCAGCTATTGATGGGCGCGACAGATACCACAAAGCGACCTATCTATAACGCTATCCAACCAATGAACGCAGCCGGACAGGTAGGCCCTCAATCTATTCGCGGTAACGTACTAGGACTTGATCTATACGTAGACAAGAACTTTACAGAGACAACAGTAGACGACGGTTCAGCAATCATTTTGGCACCTGAGGCGTTTACTGTTTACCGTTCACCTCAAGCGTATATGTCAGTAAACGTAGTATCTAACTTACAGGTTCAGGTAGCGATCTACGGATTTATGGCAACAATCGCAAAAATGCCTAACGGTATCGTTCGTTACCTAAAGGCATAAGTAAAACCCTAATAGTCGGTAGGGCTCTTAGCCCTTTGAGCCCTACCGGCCCTATTAAGTAAAGGAGTTAAACGGTGGCGGCTACGTACGTAACAGAGCAAGAGTTACGCGATAACCTCGGTATTCAGGATCTATACCCTGATAGCGTGGTCGAGGAAGTATGCCAAACCGCTCAAGATATTCTTAATCAGTTTTTATGGTTTGACTCAGCTCCCGTCGTAGGAGCTACGTTACAAAATAATATAGCTACAGTAATGATCGCTAACCCGGCTATCTTTAGCACCGGTCAGAGCGTTACCTTGAGTAATTGCGGTGCGACATATAACGGCACTTACACAATTACCGGTACGATGCCGTGGAGCGCTGGTACGGTCAATCAGATCCCGAGCCTTGTATGGAACCCTTACACGTGGAACTGGCCAAACGGCTACAGCTTTATCCAATTTTCTAAGACAGCCGCTAACGTTAATTTTGCTCGTATTTTGCCGTATGGCTCAGCTGTAGGAGCAGATACAAAAGCTACAGCGTATGCAGCTACTCCGGCCGTACGTGAGGCAGCGATGATTTTGGCGGTCGATATATGGCAGGCCCGGCAGGTTAGCCAAACAGGCGGCGTATCCGTAGACGGGTTTAGTCCTAGCCCTTACCGTATGGGTAACTCGATGATCGGCAAGATCCGAGGACTTATCGCCGGTTATATGAACCCTAACTCTATGGTCGGCTAAAAATGACAGCGCCTATAACTACACTACGCGCCTCTATTGCAGCGGCTCTTAGTAATACAAACGTTTGGAATACCTACGACTTTCCACCGCCAACGATTACAGCTAATAGCGTGATCGTTATCCCGGCGGATAATTACATCACTCCGAGCAACAATACCTACGCGACTATCGCGCCTATGGCTAATTTTCGGATCGTAATGACGGTGCCAATGCTGGATAACCGCGGGAACCTCAACGGTATCGAAACTATGGCTGTAGCTGTGTTTAACAAACTAGCTACCTCTAATATCGTTATGAACGTCGGCAGCTTGACGGCTCCAACCGTGTTAAGCGTACAAAGCGGCGATTTACTAACGGCAGACTTTAATATATCCGTACTAACGAGCTGGAGCTAAACAATGGCATATACCGAGGATGATCTAAAGTTTTTGCGAAAGATCGGGCAGATCGTAGACGAGCCTGCACCGGTTAAAGTAGCAAAAGTAAAAACCGAAACTAAACCAACAAACGAAAGCGAGGAATAGGCCAATGGCTATTTTCTTATCTAATGGAGTGGTCGTTACCCTGAACTCGGTAGACCTTTCCGATCACGTTACGAGTGCAACTATTAACCGTGTATTTGAGGAGCTAGAAGTTACAGCGATGGGTGACTCATCTCGTAAGTACACTAAGGGACTAGAGACATCGACAGTAACTCTAGATTTTCTTAACGATACAGCTGCCGGTGAAGTCCTACAGACTTTGCAGGGCGCGTGGGGTACGACAGTACCGCTAACTCTCAAGCAGACTAGCGCATCTATCTCAACTACAAACCCTGAGTACCAAACTACAATTTTGGTAAATAACACCACAGACATTAACGGCGCTGTAGGAGATATCTCTACTCAGAGCATTACGTTTACCTGTAACTCACCAATCGTCGTAGACACCACCGTCTAAGACATAAACAAAGGGGCAAAAAATGGCACGACTCAAAATAACAAGGGCTACCGGCGAGGTATCTGAGCATCAGATTACTCCACGTATTGAGTATGCCTTTGAGCTTTACGCTAAAAAAGGTTTTCACAAAGCTTTTAGAGATGACGAGAAGCAGTCCGACCTCTACTGGTTATCGTGGGAGTGCTTACGAGTCTCCGGCGAAGCTGTAAAACCTTTTGGCGCTGATTTTCTAGAGACCTTATCCGCAGTAGAGGTACTAGACGATCTACCTTTAGCTTAGGGCGTGGCTCTCTAACCTACTTAGTAGCTCAGCTATCAATTAGGTTAGGGGTCGCGCCTCAGGCGATATTAGATCTCGATCCCGAGATGTTTAGGATGTTAATAAAAGTATTAAACGAGGAAGCCGAGGAGGTTCAACAAAATGCCAGTAGACGTAAAAGGCGTTAAAGAAACCATCAAGGCACTCCGTAAGTTTGATCCTGAG